GATGGCGTGGGACAGCGTCGAAGCTGGAACACTGGCCGATCTGCCCGGGCCACCAATACCCATGTTACGAGGAGTAACACAGTCTGGTCTTAGACTAGGATAGGAGATTTGTATGTCTAGGTACTCAGCAGGAATGACAGCAGCAGGTGCTGGCACGACGCTGCGTCCGATCTTTGGGGTCCTCGCGACCGCCGCTGCTACTCCCCAACTCCGTGAAATTGGACTGTTCAACACGACAGCGGTGGCGTGCACGTATCAACTGGTGCAGTTGACAGGAGGCACTCCTGGAGCCACAGTCACAGCGTTCGAGCACCGCCAGAACGGTCCACCGGTAGTTTGCCTCGCCAAGCAGCTGTGGACAGCTGACGGTGGTACAATTGTGCCTACTGGCTACCGTATGGTACTGGGTGCAGCTATCGGCTCAGCGGCTATCTTGACTTTTGGTGGCGATGGTATAGCGTGTACACCGGGTGCCACGATCGCTTTCGGACTTGTCCCGATTGGTACGGGTCAAATCTGTGAGGTCTACTTCGTCTGGGATGAGTGATCGATGGCTGCTTGGCAAGCATCGGGAGTGCTCCTCGGTGCTCTAACCACCGCCGACGTAACCCCGGTGATCCCAGCACACGCTATTGATGACATTCTGATTTGTGTCACAGCGAACAGGGTGATCACCAATACGTGTGCCACGCCTGCAACTTGGACGCTGCTGTTCGGTCCTGAGGATATCACGGGGTGGAGGTCTTACTGCTTCTGGAAGCGAGCCACATCAGCGGCAGAGACGAACCCTTTGTGTGACTGGACGGCCACCTCAGCAGATAAGTATGCGCAGGTGCACACGGTACGTGGTGCCATCTTGACTGGCTCTCCGTTCGCAGCCTCAGCGTGGACTGACGGTACCGCAGACCCTGGTGTGTGCACAGGTGTTACGACGACCTTTGCTGGACAACGTGTCATCACGCTAGGCATGAACGGTGACAACCTGAATACGACAGCCTCAGTGGTGACGAGTACCGATCCAACTTCGTATACGTCTCGCCATCATACGACAATTGCCACTGGAGCAGATGCAGCCGGTTTCTTCCTGGATGCAGTGCGTGTATCACCAGGTGCTACAGGCAACGTTTCTCACGACTTCACAGGTGTTCCGTTGGCGTGGGGTATCCTGGTGGCAGCTATCCTCGATCCTCCTCAGATCATGCCAATCTCTCCAACAATGGCAACTAGGGTACCTTCCTGATGGTCGTTTATCGTAACACTGCACACAGTCGTAAGCATGTTGTCGGCCCTTTCTCTAGGGCACTAGGTCCAATTGAGGAACCTGCTGCGCCTGACGACGAAGTCGTTGTTGGTTTAGCATCTGAAACGGATTCCTCCTTCGCTCTTACCCTTAGCGAAGGACCAAAGGACTTTACACAACCGAGCGAGTCTGACTCTACGTTCGCAGTAGTCCTAAGCAAGACAATTACACTCGGCCTACCTGTGGAGTCGGATTCCACGTTCCCGGTTGTCAGGTCCAAAGACACAAAGACATTCGGTCTCGCTAGTGAGACGGATACCTCCCCCGTCCTCTCCCTGAGCGAGACTGTAACGCTTGGCCTGCCGTCTGAGACTGACAGTTCGACGGCGCTGTCATTTACAAAGTCACAGACGGTAGGTCAAGCGACAGAGGACGACAGTGCACATAGTCTGTCACTTACGGAGACTTCGACACTAGGTCTTCCGACTGAGACAGACTCTGCACTTACGCTCGACCTTGGCCTTGGCTTCCCTGTCGTTGACACATGGACTGGCACCAATGGCGACCCGTGGAACCCTGTCCGATGGACCGACACTGGATATCCCACTGGCACCCACACCTTGGAGATCCAAGGTAACCGGGGCCGGATCACGGCTTCGGGTGCCGTGTTCGCGTTCGGTGCTGCTAAGGCCGGCGTCAACGTCGCCGACGTCGACCTGCTTGTGTCGTGGGCGACGCTCGACGCGAACGAGCAGTACCCCGAAGTCTTCTTCCGGATCGGTAGCTACTCCGGCGGGCTCCCGGGGAGCGGTTACAACGTCGAGATCTGGACCTCGCAGGACGCGATCCAGCTCAATCGGCTGTTCAGCTCTGGTGGCGTTGCCGCGGTTCTCGCCTCCGACCTCGCGGCCGGCATCTCCGACACCGACCGTCACTGGATGCGCATCCTGGCGGTCGGAGACTCGCTCAAGGTTCGTTGGTGGGACGACGGCTCCAGTGAGCCGGGTACGTGGCAGCTCGAAGCGACCAATGCCACGCACGCGACCGGCGATATCGCGCTCGGGCACTACAACGGATCTGCGGCGACCGCCCGCTCTGTCGACTTCGATGACCTCAATGCTCAAGCTCCTGCAGGCCCTACCGGTGTAGACCTTGGGCTAGCAAGTGAGACGGGTAGCGCATTTGCTCTAAGCCTGTCAAAGACTCTTACGCTAGGTATCGCAACCGAAACCGATAGTGCTCTCACACCAGCTTACTCCAAGGCCGATGAGCTTGGTTTGTCTGTCGAGAGTGATAGTGCATTCGTACTGTCGATGAGTGAAGGTCCGAAGACCCTCGGGCTTCCGTCTGAGAGCGACTCCTCCTTCGGAGTTGTCTTGTCAGAAGGCCCAAAGACTCTTGGGATGCCCTCCGAGAGTGACTCCGCCTTTGCTTTCACCTTGTCAGAAGGGCCAAAGACCTTTGGACTTCCCTCTGAGAGTGACTCTACCTTCGCTCTTGTCTTGTCGGAGGGTCCAAAGACCTTTGGACTAGCTGAAGACCTACATAGTGCATTCCAGTTGTCTGGTATCACTTCGGCGAACTTTGGACAAGCTCTTGAGAGTGACTCTACCTTCGTACTGAGCATGTCGAAGATGATCACCTTGGGTATCCCATCTGAGAGTGACTCGACGTTTGCTATTGTACGGACCGAAGTCATTACCTTCGGTCTAGCTCTAGAGAATGACAATACTTTCGCGCCAAGCTACTCTGAGGGTCCGAAGATCCTTGGCTTCCCATCTGAGTCTGACTCGACCTTCGCAGTCGTACGGTCCGAGCTAATCACTCTTGGGCAGCCTAGCGATCTACACCAAGCATTCCCTCTTGCTGGAGATACTCAGGCAGACCTTGGTGTAGCACTCGAATCGGATGGTTCCTTCCCTCTCAGTATGTCCAAGATCATCACGCTTGGAATGCCTTCGGAGAGCGACTCCACATTTACAATTGTACGATCTAAGGGCCCGTTTACTTTCACCCAAGCGATTGAAACGGATACAGCGTTTGTCCTTTCAAGGTCAGAGGCGAAGCTACTCGGACTCCCAGTAGAGAACGATACGACGTTCACTATCGTCAAGACGAAGAGTCCTCTGACATTTGGTCTAGGTGAGGAGTTGGATGAGGCGCTACAGCTACCAGCGACTATCCTACTAGTGCCTAGAGCAGATTTCATCGCAAGGACAAGACGACGAGTCATTACAGCTGTTGGTAAGACTATGACAGCAAGGAGTACTGTATGAGAGCATGGTGGTCGATTTATCAGAACCAAGAGAAGGCCTTGCCACTTGAGTGGTGGGATCCAACCACGGGCCTGCTTTACAACTTCACCACAGGGTATACCTTTACCTTCCAGCTCGTTTCGGATGGTGAGTACTATCATAGTAAGGTGAGCGGATTCGTTGGGACAGCAACATCGCCTAACCTCATTGTTGCACTAACAACAAACGAGCTGGCAGCAGTGCCTCCAGGCCTTTACATCGCACATATTGTTGCACGACACACGGCAACCGTAATTGACAATATCTTCGAGGAGGACGATCCACCAATCGTCGAGATCCTCAAGACACCTGTACTGGCAGTGTAACCAGTTGAGAGTTCATTCGGCCCTCTATATAATACGGAGATAATGATGCATGTAGGGTTTTGGACCGATCTTCAAGGGGTCCAACTCAACGACAGCAATCAGGCCTGGATTCAACTAATGCCTCTGGGTGCTTATACTCACCCATTGTATGGCAAGCTCAGCTTCACGCCTGAGAAGTTGGATCAGTTCAAGAAGAACTTCGATGACCGCGTTCGCGGTACAGATATCGACATTGACTACGATCACAAAGAGGATCCTGCTATCGGCAACCGAGCCGCTGGCTGGCTTCGTCAGGTGGTTAGTAGAGGTGCCGATGGTCTCTGGGGTCTAGTAGAGTGGACGAAGTCCGCCGCGGAGTCAATCCGCAACGGCGAGTACCGCTACTTCAGCCCCGAGTTCGCTGATGAGTGGAAGCATCCACAAACTGGCGAGACCCACAAGAATGTCATCTTTGGTGGCGGCATTACAAATAGGCCGTTCCTGAAGGACATTCTTCCAATTAACATGACCGAAATGTTCGGTCATACTCAACCAACTCCCCCAGGAGGGCGTATGGACTGGCTTAAGAAGCTTGTCGAGTCGCTTGGCCTGAAGGAGGGGGCTTCCGAAGAGGATGTCATCTCGGCCATCACGAAGCTTAGCGAGGACAACGTGACGTTGACCGAGCAGGCTTCCAAGGTGACCGAGAAGAAGGAAGATCCTCCGAAGGAAGACGACGAGCTCAAGAAGCTTGCCGAGACGTCCCCTGCTTTGGCTAAGATGCTTGCCGAGCGTGAAGAGGACCACAAGCGTCTTACCGCGCTCGAGGCCTCGACCAAGCTGAGCGATGTCAAGTTGACTGTCGTGAGGCTCAACGAGTTGGGCGCGAAGAAGGATCGTGGTCTCGCTAAGACGCACACGGATGCGCTCGAGGAGATCCTCGTCGGAGCTCCTGCACCGGTTGCCGAGAAGGTCACCAAGTTTGTGGAGTCAATCCTCGAAGGTGGTCTGATCGAGCTCGGTGAGAAGGGCACGAAGCGGACAGAGAGCTCGCAGGACGTCACTAAGAAGTTCAGCGAGGCTGTCAAGGCACTTACGGAAGGCAACAAGGAGTTGTCGTACGCAGACGCGTGCTCCGAAGTGAGCCGCAACAATCCAGACCTCTGGAACGCGTACAACGACGCTGTCTTCGCGGACGAAGGAGCTGATCGCTGATGTCTGGTGGAATGACCCTTGGTATCTGCAAGGGATATAAGGCTGGCGCCGCGGTTACTGCCTATCGTGCAGTCAAATTCAGCAGCAACGTGGGTGACACTGTCATCCATACAGCAGCCCTGGGTGACCAACCGCTTGGTGTGGCTCTAGAGTCGGCAACGGCTGGTGATGTGACGAACGGTCGTATCATCAACGTGTGTCACACAGGCATTGTCATGGTTCGCGCCTCTGGTGTGATGGCAACGATCGGTATCTCCGTTTCGGCGGATGCTGCTGGTAGAGCTGTTGCGTCAGGCGCTACTCTCAACCCTAGGTTAGGTGTCCTACTCACACCAGCAGCTGCTCTTGACGACCTGGTCGCTGTGCTACTGTCCATCGGCGCCGCAAGCGCTGCATCTTGAGGAGGTGAACTAAATGGCTGTTTACGATCCACGAGGTGGCGGCAACGTCCACACCGATCAGATCCTGACCAACATTTCTGTTGGCTTGACCAATCTCGGTATGGTCGGCGATGTGCTGTTCCCAACAGTTCGCGTGCGAAAGCAGAGCGACATCTACTACGTGTTCCCGGACCGTAGTGGCTGGGCGCCTGACTTGCTCGACTACCGTGCACCGGGTGCAGAGGCGAACGAGATCCCTGGTCTCGTCGTCGCAACCGACACGTACTTCGCGCAAGAGCATGCACTGCAGATCGGTGTTGTCGACGAGGAAGTCGAGAACGCTGACGCACCGCTTGATCCGTTCCGTGACGGTACCGAACTGGTGACCTCTCGAGTCCTGATGGGGCGCGAGTATGCAATCCAGCTGATGGTCCGCGATGTGAACAACTACCCAACAGGGTTGAAGGTCACACTAGCTGGTGCCACGCAGTGGTCTGACTACGCGAACTCGAACCCGATCTCCGACTTCAAGACGGCACGGCGAGCCATGCACGCGTTGATGTTCCGTGAGCCTAACGTTGCGATCATTCCTTACCAGGTTATGTCGCAGCTCGAGGACCACCCGGACTTCATCGAGCGCATCAAGTACTCGCAGGCTGGTGTTCTCACGCAGGACATCATCGGTACGCTGATCGGGATTCCCCGTATCGTCGTTCCAGGTCTGGGCGTCAACAACGCCAACATCGGCCAGGCAGCCTCCATCGGCTACTTGTGGGGTAAGGACGTTGTGATCGCATGGGTGCCTGATCGAGCTGGTCTTCGACTCCCAGCCTTCGGTTACGAGTTTGTTTGGCCTATCAACGGTCAGACGATGGTGACCGAGCGTTGGCGTGAGCCTCAGCGAGTCCGTGACGTCGTTCGAGTCCGTCGTCGGTATGACCTCAAGGGGATCATGGTCGACGGTACCGGTGACTTCACCGCAGGCTACCTGATCAAGGACGCCGTGGCCTAATGGCTAACGTGTATCGCCTGCGAGTCGGTGAGCGGGTATCCTACCTCTCTCCGTTCGTCGATTCGCAGGACGATATCCGTTGGCGAGTAGCCAAGATCACAAGCATCACCGACGTGAACAACGTTGTCCTGGCAATCGTCGAAGACAATGGTGTTCAGGTTGCACTCAATGCAGGAGTAGCGGTACCTAGGCGTACGGCAGCAACACAAACTAACGTATGGAGGCCAAACTAATGGCTGGTAAGAAGTACGCCCAGACCGAGATTCGGGTGGGCAAGGAAGGTGGAGAAGTCGACGTCATTGCCGAGGGTGATGCTGTCACTGGCTTCGATGCTGAGCAGATGGAGCACTGGGAGGAGATTGGCGTCGTTGCCGATGTCCCTCCGAAGTACGACGAGGTGAGTACCGACGCAGAGATCCGAGCTCGTGACGAGCGAATCGACGAGCTCGAGAAGGCTCTGGCTGAGGCTCAGAAGAAGTAACCGTGGCCACGCATCTTACGCCGGCAAAGGTTCAGCAATGGTTGGAGAAGACTAATCTGACCGTTACTGATATCAATGTCGAGCGCGAGATCATGGCTCGGGATATGGTATTCTCGAGGGTGACCTCGAGATACGATACAACTACGTGGCTGGACGCGACTACAACGCCGTCATTGGTCTTAGGATTGATGTCGGCGTTGTACGCGTCCTATGAGTTCAATGCAGTCTACTCACACAACTATGGCGAGACCGATTACGGTCGCCAACTTTGGTCGCTAGTTAATCAGGCACTGGATAGCATCTCGAAGGGCGAGATCGATCTGATTGACACAATTGGTGGAGAGTCCCTAGCAGACTTTGCACTCGCAGGGTTCTACCCGACAGATCTTCAAGAGACAGATGAGATGGGCGAAGAGCGCAAGTTCACCATGGGAGCAATGTTCTGATGGTCTCCATGCTGGCTAGTAACATGCGTGCCAGCGCCGCATCTGGTTTCGGCATCGACATCGATATCGAACCGTCGCCAATTATCTTGGCTGCACAGTTCGTCGCGATTGGTGCAGCCTTCGAGGACTTCACCGAGCCTCTAGAGAAGTCCGTCAAGGATGTGATGATGCCATCCATTCGCAAGAACTTCCAAGCTCAAGGTCGCCCTCCTTGGGCTCCACTGTCACAAGCAACGCTTAACCGAAGGCGTCAAGATGGCCGAGGTATTACTGGTCGCATTCTTTCTAGGACTACCGCTCTTCTTCGTCGCGCCACTTCGTTTGGCATTTGGAAGATCGAGGGGAGGGCAGGTCAGGCATACGTTAGCGACCTTGGAGGTGACGTCTGGTATGGCAAGCTCCACCAAGAAGGGTTCGAAGGATCAGGCGGAGGAATTGGAAGGATTGTCCGCGGAGGAGTGCCTCAGATTCCTTCTGCTTCGCTCAGGGCAGGAGACACCGTCGTCGAAGGATTTGCGGGAGACATCCCCGCACGACCGTTCCTAGTAGTTCAACCAGAAGACGTCGACGACATCGAAGACGTCTTTGGTAACTGGGCCTATGTTGTATTCATTCGGCATGGCTGGCCAGGATGAGTTTCACCGATCAGCTTGCGGTTGTTTCCGCCGAGTGGGTGTCTCGGCTGGAGGCTGAGAAAGGTGCTCTCGGCATCCGCGCAGTACTGGATGGCGACAGACAGCTGATCGGTGAAACTCCCACAGTAGCAGTGATCCAGGACCTCAAGCAACGTGAGATCTACTCCACAGGGATGATGACCAAGGTCGATTTCAAGATCGTCCTAATGATCTATCACCAGCGGGTTCAAGAAGTAGGCAAGCAAGAGAGGGAGGCGGTCGAGCTTGCTGAAAGTATTGAGGCGTGGATGCATCTGCAGAACAACCGCAGACTGATTACGGCTGATGAACCCGATGGGTTGATCATCTATGGTCAAGTTACCAGGATGGAGCCGGGCTACGCAAATCGAGACGACTCAATCCTACGAACCGTCCGACTCACTTGGGAAGGACAGTCTAGGCACGCCCTAGGCATGAGTTAGGAGTTGATATGAGGGTTAAGGTGGACTTCTCGAACCTGGCGAAGGGCGAACTCGTCTC